AGCAGCAGCACCTACTCCCAAGACTGAAGATTGGGACTATGTAGCAATTAAGGAAAGAATGAAAGGAAAGAGCATTGTGTTCTGCTTACCTGGAAGAGGATGTTCTTTTATCTTTCTCAAAGCATTTGTACAACTTTGCTTTGATTTAGTACAAAATGGAATGAGTATTCAAATCTCACAAGATTACTCATCAATGGTAAACTTTGCAAGATGTAAGTGTCTCGGAGCAAATGTTCTTCGTGGACCTAAGCAAATTCCTTGGGATGGAAAACTTAATTATGATTATCAACTTTGGATCGACTCGGATATTGTCTTTGACTCCAACAAGTTCTGGCAACTCTGTGATATGTCTCTGAATGCAGAGGGAGAAGAAAAAGAAATCGTTGGTGGTTGGTATGCAACAGAAGATGGACACACAACCTCTGTCGCACACTGGTTAGAAGAAGATGACTTCCGCAAGAACGGTGGAGTGATGAATCATGAAACTGTGGAGTCTATCAGCAAGCGTCGTAAACCTTTTACAGTTGATTACACTGGATTTGGTTGGGTACTGATTAAGAAGGGGGTTTTTGAGAATCTTGAATATCCTTGGTTTGCTCCTAAGATGCAAGTCTTTGAGTCGGGTGCAGTACAAGATATGTGTGGAGAGGATGTCTCATTCTGTCTTGATGCTATTGGGAAAGGTTTTGAGATTTGGTGTGACCCTCGGATTCGTGTGGGACATGAAAAGACGCGCATTATTTGATTGGAGATTTTAAACTATGGCAAAAAGACCGAATGTAAGTTCAGAGCAAATTGAATCTAAACCCAAGTCCACTCGGCAGGGTCTTGGAAGAAATACAAAATATGCTGCAACTTCCCGCAATAAATCCCGAAAAAAATATAGGGGACAGGGAAAATAATTTTTATAAATCGGGGATCCCCGATTTTTTTTATGTCTTATAATATCATAGCATATCTTTCTTCTAAATATCTTTAATAGGGATAGAAACCCCTTTAAAAGTTCTGATTTTTTTACATCAGGAACTTAAAATGGGACAAACTTCCGATAGAAATGTTGAATTCATGAAACAAACTTGGGAAACTGAGAGTTTGGTGACCGATTATACACCTTTAAATCAAAAAAAGATGCTCCGTGAAATTAATAATGACTTACTAGTACCTAAAAAACATGATTTTACCATTCAAAATGAAATTCACGAAAAGATTCGTAATGATACAGATTATGATGATTGGGAATATGGTACAGAACCTCTTTATGAAGTGAATAAATAAGTTAGATCTATTGTATTAATATGCCTCTAGAGAGGATAAGTCAAGGTTTTAAAGATATTAGTATGACATTCCAGGTTAATCCCTTGAACTATGATTTAATAACTCTCAAAAATGAGTCTGCAATTTCTCGTTCAATACGAAATATTGTATTTACACTACCTGGAGAAAAGTTTTTTAATGAATCTTTTGGGTCAAGAGTGAGTAAATCTCTATTTGAAAATGTTGATGAGATTTCAGCATCAGTTATTCGTGATGAAATTCAAAATTCTATTACTAACTACGAACCTAGAGTTGAATTAATTGATGTTCAGACAAAACCAGATTATGATAATGGGGAATTTAATGTGACTATTGTTTATAGGATTGTTGGTATCGATGTTCCTACACAACAATTAGAGTTCGCTCTGCAACCAACTAGATAAATGGCATTAGTAAATTTTTCAAATCTGGATTTTGACCAGATAAAAACAACTCTCAAAGATTATCTAAGATCTAATCCAAACTTTACGGATTATGATTTTGAGGGATCAAATCTATCGACCATTCTTGATGTATTAGCATATAATACATATATTACTTCATATAATGCCAATATGGTGGCAAATGAAGTCTTTATTGATAGTGCTACTCTGAGAGAAAACGTAGTAGCACTCGCAAGACATATAGGTTACATCCCCAGATCAAGAAAAGCAGCAAGAGCAACAATAAGTTTCTTTATAGATACTTCAAATATAACTCCCACACCATCCTCCCTAACCCTTCGTAAAGGACCTGTAGCAAGTACCTCAGGTAGTTTTGGTAATCAATCCTTTGTGTTTTGTATTTTAGAAGATATTACGGTTCCAGTCTTCAATGGTATAGCAACATTTGATAATCTTGAAGTTTATCAAGGAACTCGTCTAACAAGTAATTTTACTTTTAATTCCAATAATTTAAATCAAAGATTTATTTTACCAAATAGTGGTATTGATACTGATTTAATTTCAGTAATTGTAAGAAATAATGAGCAGTCTACACGCTCAGTAAAATATAGTCTTCAAGATAGTCTTTTTGAAGTTAAAAAAGATTCTAAAGTTTTCTTTCTGCAAGAAATTGAAGATGAAAGATATGAACTTATTTTTGGTGATGGAATCTTTGGCAAGAAACTTGAAGAAGGAAACTTCATTGAAGTTGGATATATCACATCTAATGGTGGTAGCGCAAATGGAGTTAATCAATTTACATTTGCTGGAAGAATTACATATAATAGAAATTCTATAGAATATCCTGTTACTTCTGGTATTTCACTATTATCCACTGGATTAATTGCATCTGGCGGAGAAAACATTGAATCTGTAGAATCAATTAAAAAATATGCACCAAGAATCTATGCCTCACAAAATAGAGCTCTTACTGCAAATGATTATGAAACTATAATTCCTGCAAAAATTTATCCAGAAACTGAATCCATTTCGGTATTTGGTGGAGAAGAATTAATTCCACCACAATATGGAAAGGTCTTTATAAGCATAAAACCAAGATCGGGGGACTTTTTACCAAATTTAATTAAGGAAAATATTAAACGTGATCTTAAAAAGTATGCTGTTGCTGGAATTGTTCCTGAAATTTTAGATTTAAAATATCTTTATATTGAAATAAACTCAAAAGTTTATTATGATACCAATCTTGCACCGAGTTCTGATTTTGTATCTAGTATAATACAAAATAATACAACAAAATATGCAGAATCAACTGAGTTAAATAAGTACGGGGCAAGGTTTAAATATAGTAAATTCTTAAAAATTATAGACGAAAGTCATGAATCTGTTACTTCTAATATTACAACTATTCAAATAAGAAGAGATTTGAGAGTGGCATTAAGCACATTTGCAGAATATCAACTTGGTTTTGGAAATGAGTTTCACATTAAAAGTATGAACGGATACAATATCAAATCTTCTGCGTTACGGGTATCTAATATATCCCAAATAGTGTATATTTCAGACCTTCCGAACACAAATAGAGAAACTGGATCTTTATTTTTATTTACAGTTCCTTCACCAAATTCAACAACTCCAACCATAGTAAAAAGGAACATAGGTAACATAAACTATAAGAAAGGTTTAATAACTTTAAACCCGATAAATATTCAGTCAGGGAAAATAAAAGATGGTCAGACAATTATTGAATTTTCTGTAACTCCACATTCAAACGATGTAATTGGATTGCAAGATTTATATTTGCAACTTGATATTAGTAATAGTAATTTTGAAATGGTTATAGATAGTATTTCATCGGGTCTTGATCCATCGGCATCAAATTATATACAATCCTCAAGTTATGTAAATGGTCTTTTAATTCGTCCAACAAGTAATATTAGTGAGGTTTCTCCACAAAATGGTAGACCTTCCACACCATTCGCATCAGGATCATCAGGGGTTTCTACTCCATCAAGAACAACATCCACACCTTCAGGACTATCGTTACCATCAGGATCATCGTCATATTAATAAGAACAAACTAATCAAATGTCCGAAAAAAGAATTAAGTTTAGTAATATAGTACACAATCAACTTCCTGCATATGTCAGAGAAGAATTTCCATTAGTTGCTGAATTTCTTTCTCAGTATTATCTTGCTCAAGAGTTTCAAGGATCTCCTATTGATTTAATTCAAAATATTGATAAATATATCAAAGTTGATGAAGTAACTAGTCAAGCAGAGTCTGCTATTTTACTTGAAAATATTTCTTCGTTTGATAATATTATATTTGTAGATGTATCTTCAACGCCAACAGGAACAAATGGGTTTCCTGAAAAATATGGATTGTTAAAAATTAATGACGAAGTAATTACTTATACTGGAAAAACTTTTAATTCTTTTACTGGGTGTATAAGAGGATTTAGTGGAATAAGTTCTTATAAATCCCAAAATCAACCAGACCAATTAGTATTTTCTAAATCAGAATCCGCAGATCATTCTTCTGGATCTACTATTACTAATTTGAGTTCTTTATTCCTAAAAGAATTTTTGCTCAAAATTAAGTATCAATTGACTCCTGGATTTGAAAACAGAACTTTAAATAAAGATTTAAATAATTCTTTGTTCATTAAGCAGTCAAAAGATTTTTATAGAAGTAAAGGTACTGATGAATCGTTTGAAATTCTATTTAGAGTTCTTTATGGCGAAGATGCAAGCATTATCAGACCTAAAGAATATCTCTTTAGACCTTCAGACGCACAATTCCAAGTTACAACTGATTTGGTTGTAGAAAATATTGAGGGAAATCCAGAAGATTTAATAAATTCTACTTTAATTCAAGAAGAATATCTAGATTTTTCAAAAGCATATGCCCCAATTACAAAAGTAGAAAAAATAATTTCTAAAGATGCAA